TTAGTTCAGAAATAAAGGATATTTTTACAGCACTATCGAAGGCTCAGGGAGAGCTTGTGGATGCCGCAAAGGACGCTACCAACCCACACTTCAGGAACGAGTATGCAACCTTGTCATCGGTGTTGAAAGAGATCAGACCAGTGTTCTCCAAGCATGGCCTTGCAATCGTTCAAACCCCGTGGACAAACAAAGATAACGCATCAGCATTCACTCTCACCACCATGATCACTCACACCTCAGGACAGTGGATCTCTGGCGATCTAGAGATGCTTCTCGATAAGCCAAACTCTCAAGGACTAGGCTCATCAATTTCGTATTGCAGAAGATATGCTGCGTCATCAATGGCTGGTTTGTCTCAACAAGATGACGACGGTAACGAAGCTAGTGCTCAAGCACCTAAAAAACAAGAACCTAAGCCAGCAGCGTCTTCCAAGCCCACAGCGAAGCCACCCCTAGTAACCTCTACTAAGCTTCAAGAGCCAGCGAAGGCCCCGCCAATCGACAACCACGCACCAATCGGCATGGCCAGAAGTGTTGAACTAAAGACGAAGATCAAAGAGCTCAGCGCTACATGGACAAACGAGAAGGTCGATCAACTCTCGATGCTAGAGCATGGGAAGCAACCGCATGAGCTCACGCAGAGTCAGGCTCAGGCGATGCTTAACTACTGTAAGAACAACCCGGTCGTAACCAACAATAAACAAGGAGAATGAGATGGATACAGTTACCGTTAATGGAATTACTTACTACTCACAACAAAAAGAAAGCGCAGCAAAGGGAGATAGAGCACATTCGTTTTTGGAAGTTGAGAAAGTTTATGCCTTTCGAACAGTCACTATGATTTATACTGGGCGTCTTAAGGCAATTAGTGAACAGGAATTTCTCGTTGATGAGGCGGCTTGGATTCCAGAGACAGAAAGATTCATGGACTTTGCAGATACCGGCGCACACAAGGAAGCAGAGCCATATAAGAGGCCAATCATTATCAATCGTGGAGCAATGCTGGATGCCACTGAGATTACTTCAGTAATCAGGAAGCAGAAATAATATGAATGCTGTAATGATGAGAGAGGGCTGGAGCAGTAGCGGGAGCGGGAGCGGGAGCTGGAGCAGGAGCTGGAGCGGGAGCTGGAGCGGGAGCAGGAGCGGGAGCGGGAGCGGGAGCTGGAGCGGGAGCTGGAGCTGGAGCAGGAGCAGGAGCGGGAGCTGGAGCTGGAGCTGGAAGCGGGAGCTGGAGCAGGAGCAGGAGCGGGAGCTGGAGCTGGAGCTGGAGCGGGAGCGGGAGCGGGAGCTGGAGCGGGAGCAGGAGCTGGAGCGGGAGCAGGAGCTGGAGCTGGAGCGGGAGCAGGAGCTGGAGCGGGAGCAGGAGACAATGATCAAGCGCCTAACCGCCACCACCGAGAGACAAAGGTCCTGGCTTAAATCTAAGGGCATTGATGTAGATCACATCCTATATCAAGCTAAGAGGTATGAAGTGCAAGTACTGCGGGTCAGCGAAGATCGGGTCCATTACGAAAAAATTGACCGTTGTTCACTTCTTCATATGCGGGTCAAGCGTAGAGCTCATGAACCGGAGCGGCTGGGAGATGTGGACACAGTCGAACTCGTGCCGGGAGCTTTATGAAAGCTCTCGTAGACTACCTTAGAGTAGCCACCGCCTGGATCATCGTTCTTATCAGCCTTCTCCCATTAATGCTTATCATCACCCCATTCATCATAGCATTCCTCTTCGTTGACCTTATCAAGTGGTCGTTTAACACCGTGCTAAGAGAGCAGTCCCGTGGCTAGCCTTGGGGACCGTGCACCATGCCTTAAGGGGTGTGGACGAAATACCTTGAACCGCCATGGTGTCTGTAAAGAATGTAGGAAATACAAATGCCGCCGGTGTGGAGCTGAAGACTCATGGAAAGAGATTGAGAAAGTCTTGTGTACCAGATGTGAAGCTAAACTTAAAAACGATGATGTGAAACACATCACCGCGTGGAGGTAATATGAAGATAAGACTATTGATTCAACTCGGGAACTGTATGCCAGGAGATATCTACGAAGCTCTCATAAGTAATGATAAGAGGGCAGCGATCTTTTATACTGATCAGGCATTTAATAACTATACTCAGGTTGTAAACTTCGAACACTCTAGTAAGAGCTTTGAGGTTGTAGAGGATGATAATGTTACCTTCTCTTATACAGCTCAAAACCAAGGTGAAAAGGTAGAAGTTATTTCTCTCAGAGAGTTGATCGGGCAAGACATTGCTAGAATTGAGTTCAAATGAAAACCCGCAAGCAGCTACCAGCAGCACGAGCGCATGAGAGGAACAGATGAGAAATAGAAAACAGTTAGCAGCAAAAATCAAAGTCGGCTCTTTCGTTAAGGTGAAAGAAACGGCTTATCGACACATTGAATATGAGGGCGTTGTCACTGAGTCCTTTCCAGAGATGATTCAAATTTTTGGATGTGGATATGAACCACTTGGGTTTCATGAGTTTGACGTCGAAAAAGTAAAATGCGTGGATATTTCTAAGGAAAAAGTCAATTTCACAATTGAGCAGGCCATTCGAGAAATCGAAGCAAAAAAACTCAATGCTGAAATTAAGATGAGAGATCTACAGAGTCGTTACGATGAAATGAAGTTTGAAAAAGAGAGGCTTTTAAAATGACCCCCCTCCCAGACGCAATGGTGAAGTTGAGAGACGAATTGGCTGAGAAGTATAGGCCTGATGTGCCAATCGACCCAGAAGGCCCAATGCTTTCAAAATTCATGAACTCAATACATCGTGAAACTAGAGATGGATTCAAAGCAGGATGGGACGCAAAAGCTGCTTATGAGGATGAGGGGGCTTTGAAGGTGGCTTTTGAGGCTTTGAATAAGTTTCCTCTATCTGAAATAAATCAAAATAGACTGGATGAGGTTGATACTGAAACACTGCGAATGATTATTTTGCATTCAAGTAGTATTGCAATTGAAGCCATCGCCACAATCGAGAAGCTTAGAGGTAAAGCATGAGACTTGAAATAAATTGCTCAGTAAAAGAGCGACACGATGATGAGATTTATCCAACAGTTTCTTACTGCGACGATGTTCTAAGACTTTATATTCAAAACAACTTAAAAGATGACTGCACAGTCTTAGATTTGACAACAGCACAAGCAAGGCACTTGGCACTTCAGCTAGAGACCATGGCTGATTATGTTGATAACACAGAAATGATAGTCAAATGAGCAAGCTAACGAATGAAGAATTAGAGAGTATCTCAAAAGGTGATCTCGACTATTTTAAAGGTCGAGATAAACTAGTTGAATTCATGGAGCAAAGGTCTACTGCAGCTGAACTCCTCGAACTCCGCAAACTGAGAGATTCTGCGGGGGCTGAGTTTGATCCAGTTGCCGAATATGATGCAATGACTGAATGGATCGGAGACAAGGCCTATGATGATGTTGGAGATCATGAAGACTTTCATCGTCATGGGGCTCGCTGGCAACACCAGCAATCCCACCTCGCCTACGCTGCGCTGAAAGCTGAGGCGGAGAGGTTGGCAGAGGTTTTAGAGAAGGGGCAAAATATTATTGTATCGGATACATGCGAGGAATGCGAAACCTTCAAAGAAGTCAGATATGAGATAACGCCAATTAAAGAAGCCCTCACCGCCTTCCGTGAGAAGTATCCGAAGGGGGATGTGTGAAAGAAAAAGAAAAGGAATTGATCAAACAAAAGGTGGATGAGGCTGCACAAGATGCTTGGGATTTGATTGTAAAGAAAGCACTTGAAGCTGGAATTAAAGATAGAACTCACTCGATGTGGTTGTTTTTAAACAGAGTGAATGCAAATCATTTTGCTGTTCTTAATAAGCCTCGAATCATAGCCACAAGAGCAGTCTTTATGGAAAAAATGACCACTGAAGAACCAACCCCACAGGCAGAGAAGGAGTGAGGATGAGTTTTGATGAAGATCCAAATATGGAGCCAACTGCAATTTGTAGGCAATGCGGAAATGAAAAAAATATGTCAGATAAGTCATTGAAAGATTGGCAGATGCAGCATTTGCATTTTGAGGATGGGGACATTGATTTTCTGACTTGTGAGAAATGTAAAACTCTTAGCCCGATGAGATGGCTGGAGACAATAGGTAGTGAAAGAGAAAATATGCTATGAGCCCACTCACCAAAAAGCTGCAAGAGATCACTGAGAGATGCGAGAAGGCGAATCAGCCTTTGCCAGGATATTTTATTGATAGAGATGGGAAAGTATATTCATTTGGACACAAATGGAGAGGGCACGAAATCAGGGAACTCAAGCAGATAGAAAACTCACATGGGTATCTAAGATTCAAAGCAACTATTGATGGAGTGCTAAAAACATATATGACACACAAAATGGTTCTTGAAATATATGTTGGTAAGAAGCCATCAGAAGATCATCAAGTTTGTCATATAAATGGAATTAGAACAGATAACAGAATTGAGAATCTATACTGGGGAACTGCAAAGGATAATGCAGCGGACAGGACAAGACATGGAAATTGCAAAGCCGCAATCAATGGCAGGAAATCTTCTTTAAAGCTAACTGGGACTGGTGTTGGCGCATATTTTGACAAGAGACGGAATGTGTGGACATCTGCGTGCAATGTAAATGGCAAAAGAAAATATCTTGGTTCATATAAAACAGCAAATGATGCTTCTAAAGCATATCGTGATTATATTAACAAACAACTCGAAGACATCCTGGAGGGGGAGCAATGATCCCACCTGAAATAAAATGGAAAAAACACAATCCAGACAGGCATGAAGTGTACGACGGTGACGTTTTTCTCGTCGCAGTTGAAGTGCATAACAGCATGACAAAAAAGATTGGCCAAAGAATTTTGTTGAAGATGAGTCAGAGCCAGGAATGGGAGTTTGGTATTGTCCAAAATGTTTCAATGGCGAGACTCCCACCCTCAACTCGCATCCTGAATCGGATGAGGAGAGTTATTAGTGTGCGCAGACTACATCATGTATCTGCTTACGGGTCAGTTTGTTATTCTCATGGCCTTCATTGTGTGGTTTCTTAGTTCAAGATAGGAGCGCAAATGGAAAAGGAAATCATCCTCACGCTACAAGCAATTGCATGGCTCACTGTGTTTATGTTGCTTATATGCAAAGCCTTCTTTAAAAAGAAGAAGCCAGACATCATCATCAAGAGCTTGGATAGAAGACATGAAAGTCATACGCCTTAGGCCACGGGCCACGGAAATTAAACCCATCGAGAAGCGCATCTCTGACTTCGCCATGAGCGACATGGGCATAGCCCTTCTCTTCGGGCTTGCAATGTCCCTATCTATCATTCTAATTCTAAACATCGGATTCAACCTAACCAGGGGACTACTTCATGTTGCTAACTAGCGAGCAGATTCAACACTTCTTAAAACAGCAAGGCGAGATGATCACCAACTCTGCGGCGGAGAAATTGACCGAGTTCATTCATCAATGGTCGAATCACGCCTACATGATGGCCCCCGTCCTTTACGAATACCCGAATGGGATCTGGGCCGAGAAGATGCAGTACTTCGATATGCATGGCGCGGCCCAGGTAGCCATCGAACCACAGAGAAAGGGTCGTATCATGTTCGTTGAGGAGATGCCTAGGAAGGTCCCGGTCCTTGACTTGGTACGAAGCCTTGAGGAATCATCGGACCCAATACTTAAAGAGTACGCAACACGCATTAGGCAAGTAGGAATTGAGACATGAACTTATCCACCACCACGCAAGTAGACGAAAGACATAGACAGATTCAGCTTGAGAATAGAGCCATGAAGAAGTACGTTGAGGACTTGAAGACTCAGATCGTTGAGCTCAAGGATCAGGTCCAGCAAAAGAATAAGGCTATCGTCTACTGCAAAGAGCTACTGATGGCTAAGGGCGTGAGAGATCAAGCCTATGAGAGAATAAGACAACTTGAGATGGGTTCAATTCGACTTCGGGGATAGCCTCTCCCCGATGATAAATCCAACGAGTATCCCACCAATCACGAGAGAGGCTTTGCCGTAAGTAGAATCTAGAAAGCTTTCTTGCTTCGCCTCCGGCGCTGGGAGCAGGTTATCTTCCCAGATCTTCCTCATCTGTAGGCACTTGAAGATGTCCTCTGATTCTTCTCTCGAGAAGCACAGGTTACTTTTTTGTGGTGTTGTGGTCTGCAATGGCTTGTCTGATGCCATCGCCGAGCTGATCATCAGACATAGAATGAGCTTCATTCGTTACCTCGACAAGCTTGGTCTTTATCTCTTCAGCCTTTACTTGCTGCTTGAGTTCCACAATCCTATCGTCCTTCTTCTTGAAAGAGTAGAGCAGAGCTATGAATGCCGCAGATAAGGCAGCGATGATGCCGGCGATCACTTAGGGCCCTCAACCTTTGCCTGTAGCTCGATCTTCGCCATGCCGGTCATGTAAGTGACACAGATCATGGTGATGGAGATGATCACTACAGGCAGGGTCCAGACGAGGATCTGATCACTCAGTCCTACCTTCTTAGCCTCAGCCATGGAGTAGATGATCGCCATCACGCAGAAGACGCAGAAGACGAGCTTGCGAGAGAGGAACTTAAACGCCGCTTGATAGACGTCCAAGAAGATGGCCTTAACGAAGGTAAGGACCCACTGGATCTTACTCATTAATAGCTCACTCGAACGAAGGCGCCAGCGCCGGTAACGTCAATGGTTACTGGTCCAGTGAGCTGCTCAAGAGAGAATTGGTTACCACCGCTGACAGCTTCGTATACCCGCGAGTCATTCGCTGGGCACGCAAGGATGATAGCTACAACCCCATTACTGTAAACGGTTACTGTTGCCGCCGCCGCCGCAGCGGTCACAAGGATAGATCTGATTGCTACGACAGGGTTGGCCCCGCCAATTGGTGCCCCGGTGACTGCGCCTGTATGAATGTAAGAAGCCATGTATAAACCCCTTCCGAAGGAATGATTCCTTCAATTAGAGGGGATGCTAGAGCCTTAGTCAATAGTAGGCGGTACCTAGGCCGTCGCTCAATTAGGGTTGGACCATCTGTGTGTGTTAAGAACTGTACCGGCCCAGGTACCAGAGAACACATGGCACTTACTCTATCGGTTGAGGATTTTAAAACTTTAGCCGATAATCATCATGCGCGGCCTGCAGTGTTGGTGGTTCATCTGTGGGTCGTGCATTTTTATGCATAGCTGCATAGTGCTATGGCTTGAAGTACCTATCATAGGGAGTCTTTGGGGCCCTCAGATCAAGATGGATCCACGACGGGTCATCCCCATTGTCTTCCATCCGCATGTCCCATTCATCGAGCATCTCGTCCCTTAAGATGAGAGAGATGGCCTCAGAGCACTGCATACCGTGCACTTCGAAGTCTACGGCTAGACCATCGATGTGTGCTGAGTGCTCCGCTCCGCCAATGAGTTTATTGTAGGCCGGTGGCCGGTAGGCGCAGTGAACATAGATCGGGGCCTTGAAGTACTCACGGACACTGTCCATCTTCGTGAAGGTTCCCCGAAGGTTCTCTAGAATCTGATCTGTTAGGCCGTCAGACTCCGTAGCAAGGCGCATCCATCTTGGGAGAAGGAGAGCCTCACGGTAGGTAAAGTATCGGCTAATTGCTTGAGTATTCATTATGGGTTTGTGAAAAGAGCGCCAGATATACCAGCATTTCCAACAGTACTAATGGTGATCGTGATGGTTTGACCAGGTCCTAAAACTATTCCATTTGCTGGAGCCGAGGCAATATTAGCATAGTATGCTCCACCAACAGTGACGGTAATGGTTCCTGAGTTTACATTGCCGGAGGCCTGGCCACAGAATACCTTTCCTGATGGGACCGTGTAGGTGATTACACCAGTTGTTCCACTAACATTAACTGCTGAGTCGAGCAGCATTCCCGTTCCTGCTGATGCCATAAGTTACCTCATTCGATAGAAGATTACGATGCCACAATTTGCCACAAACCCGGTCTGCATGGAAGTCACATCCATTTTGATACCATCCCTAGCGTTGACGAGAACAGGGGTAGCCGTTAGAACCGGCGCGGTACATCCAGCGACGGTATCACCAACACCGCATCTAGCGCCCGCTACAGCACCGCTTGTGATCTGTGGTTGGGTAGTAAAGATGCTGACGTAAGACCCAGGCGAGGATGCTGGGCTAAAGCTTAGATTGAGCTGCATCGTTCCGCCAGTGCCGGGAGTTTCAACGTATGCGACAGCGTCGATGATCTCCGCATCGTATGGGAATACGAAGACGCCATCAACACCGGTCTTGCCGGCGAAGGATGAGGAGGGACCGTTCATTTTGAAGGCATGAGTGAAGACGTGATTCGTGAGAACGAAGTTCATGTTCGAACCTATTCGACGCGCAGTGTATTCCGATACGCCTGCCTTAAACTGAGTCTCTTGCTCTTGTATTAGCCCCTCATTAATCGCTGGGATATCACTCATCGTAAACTCCTAAAGTAATCTGTACGCGGCCCCGCCGTCCTTAAACCCCGCCAACTGAACTATATCCCCAGGCTGTGGCAAGAACCCAAGGTCTGGATTAGATCCGTTGGTGAAGATAGGTCCGATTGTGACAACATCCCCAACGACTGACAAGATCTTTACGTCAGGCGAGAATCTAGTCCCATCCGGGCTCTGAACATAAACAACCATCCCGGCCTTGTATCTAACCGAGAAACCAGAGTCTAGAGTAAACACCGCTTGAGAGCTCGCCGAGAAGATCGTTGCCGACGGGTCCCGGTGAACGAAGGTAGCCTTTACGAGAGAGTTCTTCGTAGAGCTCGTGTCGTCGTACTTCGAGAACTGGACTACATGACTACCTGTGGGAACATAACTAAGAGCAGGAGAAACATGAAAGACATAAGGATCAGAAGCATCCAGCGTAAAAACAGTTTCATCATCTTGAGAGTAGTCCTTGTTGTTAACTCTGATTGTTGATCCCACGTATGGTTGCCACTTCTTGTACTCAGCCCCAGGGAATTGCTTTGAGAAAGAGTCTACAACCCTAAACGTAGTCGTGGTGTTCGGGTAAGAAGCATCGATGTAGCTCGATGGCCCTACCACTCCGTAGCGATCCGTTAGTGAGTAGCCATTGTTTGAGAGGAGCTTCATCTTAGTAAATCCACCGGAGATATCAATTGACCTCTCCTGAACCTCCATGATTCGGTTCGATACCCCGCGCTCCCCGCTCTCCGTGTTTGCTATCTGTAGCGTCGGCGGATCGGTATCGGTTAAGATCACAACGTCCCCGGCATCCACAGTATGACCAACACCGAAGAAGGTTCTTAGCTCTACCGTCTCCGCTGAGTACTTGTACCGCTGTAGAATCCTCTTCGCTCGCCCACGCATGAAGTCTATATGAGTTTGAATGTTGTCTAAGCCCTTACAGTCGAGCTGTAGAACAGAGACCTTTCGAAGCCTTGACTGTGCGTCCGCGTCGATGATCCTGAGGGATCGCTTGTACTCATTAGAGATCGGGTCATATGCATACTGAAAGAAGATCTCATTGTAGAAGAACCTCGTATCAAGGCCGCGCTCTACTGTGATTTCTTTCGGGGAGACGATATTGTCCGGACCAAGGAACTTGGTTAGATCATTCGCGAGTGGTGGATGAGTAACCCCTACCGAGATCCTAGCCCCTTGAGTGAGCGAGTACCCACCGACTGGCTTTAAGAGATCAGTCTCGATCCATGTCTTACCTGACTTCTCTTGGCCGATGACCTTCATATCAAAGACAACATTAACGAAGGTGTCTCTGTTGAACTCGAACTGAGATACTAAAACATCATCGGTCGCAAGACCAAGGCCAGCGGTGACCGGATAGACATCATACTTCGAGCGAAAAGCAACGACCGCGGATAGGTCCCCAGAGAACGGAGGGTTCTCCTGAAGTAGATTCGAGTCGCTAAACTTGATCGTTCTTCCATTGTTGATGATGTCACTGATCGTGAAAGTGCCGTTGTTTTGAGCATTCGGTGATCCGGTAATTATAGAGAAGTCACCGATCACGATCCCGTAGTCACGGGTGACGTCTACGCCCTGCTCAAAGGTTACCGAGTTTGCTGTCGTAAACCCATCGTCTGTGTTGACGATTGATCGTAGGGGAATGTTTGTGAAGCATGGGCCGTTCCATCCAGAGAGCATTGTCTTAAGAGCAATGTCTAGGGGATTGTCCTGCATCCGGATAAAGGGCTTTATCTCTACCCCAATGTCATGAGCAATGGCCTGAGTCCCGAACTGTCCACGAAGAACAGAGACCTGAGTACCACTGATGATACCAGCGTTTGTGTAAGTAACAATTTCCTTGCCATCTATTACTAAGCCGATAGTTACACCAGGGTCTAGTATCCCCTTCGCGTTTAAGATGGTGGTGTAGATATTCTCCGTCGAAGTCAGCGTTATAGTTGTGTCAGTATCTGTGATGGCCGCAGACAGTGATGAGGTTGAGCCATTAAAGATCACCTGCTTACGCTTTGATGACGGGTCCGTAAACGTAAAGTTAACCGACCCCTGGCCGATCTTTATATTGTTGATGTAGCCCTTAAAGATCAGCGCATAGTCCTCTGGGTAAGAGATATTCTTAAACCCGTAGAACACTCGAACCTTGCGGTTCATGATGTCATCAATCACCGATCCAGGAGAGCAGATGCTTGTCACGATCCGCTGATAGTCAACGAGCTTGATATTGAAAGTCTCAACCGAGGCCTTACCGTCCCACTGCTCAAGCTTCTGTGAGATTGTAGAAGACGATCCCTTGCGGTCGATAAGCTTCTTCTGCTTGTCAGCATCGAGAGGTCTTAGACCGTCGTAGACGTAAGTGCCGTCATAGTACACACCAGGGTCGTCATATCTAATGGTGGTGTAGATGGTCTCTGATCCGAAGACGAATGGGACACCCTCGATCTCAAGGACGAGCACTGGCTCTTTATTACTCTGAGCATTTGCAATGTCGTAGTTGGCGGTGGTGGTTATGCCCATTATTTATCCTTGATGATGACCTTGCCGAAATTATCTAGCTTCTGCTCATGCCTATCAAGGGTCTTCTCCCATCTCTGGACCGTTTCAGAGAATGATGCCGTGTGCGCCTTTGATTGGGTGATAAGGGATACGAGAGAGAGCTTCATCTTGACGAGCTCTTCCTCTTGCTTTGCAAGCTTCGCTTTCATGTCGTAGAGCTCTTTCTTCATGTAGACTTCTTGCGAATCTATCGACACCTTGATGCTAGCTCTTTCCTTATCCCTCTCTTCATCCCTACTCTTTATAAGGAAAGAATAGATGGCCCAGACAAGTGCTAGGCCGGAGATGATGGGGGATAGGAAAGAGAGCATTTAGTTTCCGATTCTTTTGATTATCATATAGTTATCCGGTGTAGATGCATAAAGGGAATTATTGCCTATCGATGTGATATAAAAATCAAGAGTATCTCCGGCAATACAATCGATTACTACCGGTGTAACCATAGCACAAGACTGATTATTTACTGATGTAGTTCCTCCATTATATACTGGAGAAGTATTTGACCTAACCTTAAGATTTCCATTCTGCCTTACGCCAAATGCCCAGTTAATCGTTGAAGTGATAGAAAATAGTTGACCACCAATCTCATATCTACCAGAAACAGGAACAGTATAAATGCCTGTTGATGTATTATATGCACCATGAGAGTCGGTTAACTTTGTATCAAATTTAATTGTTGTTGCTGATGAAAGTGATTGACCGCTACCACATTGATAGCTAGCTGCCACCGTCTCACTCGCTGCAATAGTCGCTGGGCCAGAGAGGCGTTTAATATCTAAAGTACTTCCCCCATTTATAGTTCCGTCACTATAAAGTGACGCCGAAGTCGTATTCATCGCAAAAACTTCGTAATAGTCTCCGGCAACTGCATCATCTTGGAACTCATAAGGAACTCCAAAAGATGCTCCATTTGGTACTGCGATATATCCAGTTTTTATTATGCTTCCATTTTTGTATAAATATACGTTTGAAGTTAGCAATGCGGCTGCGGCGTTATAGCTAAGCATTCCAGAAAAGGAATAAGTTCCTGCGACTGGGATGGTGTATCTATAATTTGTTGTCGAATCGAATGTTCCATGGGAATCTGAATTAATTCCGTTGAATTGCACCTTCGTTGCGCTAGTTCCAATTGTCTGTGATGAAGTCGAACGCCTTACAGAAGCTTTTACAACCCTAGTGTCTGTATCAGAACTAAGTTGAACATTTGAAGACCAGCCGAGGATTGGAACTGAGAAAATTAATGATACTTGGTCTCCTGACCCAAATGTAAATGGTGCAACCTGACTTACTTGGCTAGGTTGTCCATATGTAGCTCCGGTATATGTTAAGTATGCTGCAACACTAGTTGAAGATGAATAACCAACCGTTCCAGCAGAGTATGCATTTATTCCTACATCTAAGCATCTCACCTGACCAAATCTTGCGTCAGAATCGGGGTTCGCACTCATTATTTTTGAAGTATCAATACTAAGTCCGGAAGGAAGATTAACACTTAACCCTATTGCTGTAGGAGCACCTGAGCATGTCACTAAAATAGCAATCTCTGCCTCATCACCGACTCGTCTCCATTTTCCAGTATAAGACGTATTAGTTGTCCAAGAGCCAGTAGGAGTAAAAGACTGCCAATCTGTAATCGCTGCGCCTTGTGTAACAATTTGAGGACCAACAGAGAAGTCATCCCAATTAATACTCACCGCTCCACCAGTAGCGTTGATACAAATCACCGCTAAACGGTACTGAGTTGATGCCGCTGTGGTTTGAAATGTTCCTGTAATCTTACCAGATCCATCCATCCCATAAACACCAGCAGGTTGAATCCATGCCGAGTTTGTAACATCGTAAATGTAGAAAGCGAATGTGTTCGAAGAAGATGCGCTCATGTTCACAGTTCCGCTTTGAACTTTGTAGTGAGCAACAAAGCTCATAACGGTTGCGTAATCTTCAGCGTCGATAGTGAATGCATCTGTAATGAACCCTTGCCCTGCGGACATAGCCCCGCTTGATGCCGTGTTGAGAGAGTAGTTACCGGCAAGCTTTCCGGTCGCAGTCGCAGCGAAAGTTGTTATGCTCGCAGCGCCCGCCGTGATTGATCCCGTAGGGATTAGAGACGTGAGAGTTGTATTGAATAGAGACCAGTAGGTGGTAGCGTTGCTTTCGAACCCACCGTTCTTTGTGGCTAGGTAGTTCTTTGATCCACCACCTCCACCGATATCACCATCTAGGATGGCCTGCTTAAGAGTCTTATTGACCCCATTCGCGGTAACGTAAACCTTATCATCATTAGGGAGACTTGCCGCAGTAGCTCCAGCTGATACAAGTTCTGCTGCGCTCTTGATATCTTCGTTCTGAATTTTTCCCATAACCTAGTTCTCCCCTCGAAGCATGATGTAGTTCACTCTGACCGATTGTCCTAAGGCCGGAGCTGTGACGAATGTAACTGTGGTCCCGCTCACTGTCCATTCAGTGACGCGGTCTCGTTTGATACCATCTAGAAAAACCTGAATGGTATCGTTTGAATCAAAAGGCGTTTGAGATAGGGTGAATGCCGTGTTCGAACCATTCACCGTTCCGGACGGGGTCTCATCGACCCACATCTTTTTTAAAAACTCAGCATCAACCCTACTCATTAATCACCTCTTAGTATTGATATCGAATATTGATCACGTCTGTAGAAACAAGCGCAGCAGCGCCACCAGTAGCAAGATCACCAGCGAAGCTAAGGCGAGTCTTTCCACCAGTTCCACCTGTGTAGCTGATTGTGTAATCAGTCACAGGGCGTTGCCAGATACCGTTTACGAAGAACTCAATGCTGTCCGTGATCGCTACCTGAGCAAGGTCCTTGTACTGATTCGTGATATCAGTTCCGTTCAAAGTTAATGCCTCATAACCCCATGTCTTCTGAGCACTCGCGACGGAATCAACATAAGTCTTATTGGCGATGTCGTTACCAGCAGAAGGAGCTACCGAGGTCTGAGCGTTGGTCCCAGAGAAGTCGATGAGTGTGGTGCCTGAAGTGTTCTTCAGTAGGCGCGCAGTAACATCGAGAGCCACTACGTTTGATACATCCTTGATAGATGCAAAGAATCCAGCAACCCAAGTCTTAGTAGAAGAACCGAAGTCTAGAGTCGCTGTAGTTCCAGGGATCAATGCGGCATTGATCGCAACAGATGCTAAGTTTGAAAGGGCCGTGTTCGCGCCAGTTCCGCTAACGGAGTCAGCGTAGCTTTTGTTGACGATGTCATTCGCAGAAGACGGAGTTCCAGAGACCTGAGCACCAGCAGAGAGCTCAAGCTTGTCTGAAGCGTTGACCTTGATCAGGTTCACGTCTCCAGTGTTGGCTGCGTTTCGTCCTACCATGTAGGTATTATTTAAGAGTTTTGCGACTGCTCCCGTTGCCAGGAACTTACTTACTATTTGTGACATACCCTATCTCCCTTACTACGTTATGTAGTGAAAACGAATGACATCACTCTGCGAGAGAATCCCGTCGAGTGCATACCCATTCCATCGGAATTCATTTCCAACGACTGTATAGTCCACATTGAAAACTTGTGCCCCTCCCCCAATAACATCGACCAAGATCTCGGCTGGTGTTGCGGGGGTAGACACTAAAATGATCTTTTTGTTTACTGCCTCGGTATTCGTGATTGTTCTAAACTCAGTCTTAAGGGTTCCCGTCGGAGTTGGCGGAACTATCGGCACACCGCTTCCTATGTACCAAACGTAAACATCTTGCCCGGGGAGTGGTTCATTCCCTGAAGTGAAGATGATCGAGAGCGTGCTTAGGCCCCACTTAGACTTGTCAACCGGCAAACCATCAACGAAGACGATGATAGACTCAGCAGAGGCCGGGGTTTGTGAGAGAGGACCGAAGGTGTCGTTCACACCATTCACCGGCCCCCCTGGGACCTCCTGATATCCAACCGCTGCGGTTGTCCCATCGATGGTGAACTTATTACCCACGCGAGTGATCGTGATCCCAGCGCCTTGGCTTAGCTCAACATCACCAACGATCTGAGAGTCCCCAGTCTTAAAGATCGAGTGAACCCCCTCATGCGTGTGATCCATGTGCGCTACGCGTGCGCTCGTACCTTTCGCGGAAGCACCAGCCACCGCAGGAGGGGCAGAGTTGGCGAGTAGCACCTTACCAGACTGAGTCTCCGAAGCATCCACCACGTCAGATGTTGTATTCTCCGAAGGGGTGACTGCGTACTCAGAGTAGACAGGAGCATCGTAGATTGGGTTGAAGAGCTGTTGATAGTACCAGCTTAAATTTGTAGAAGATCCGAAGCTGTAGGCGGTTTCAGTTCCTGACAGATTTACGAAGTAGGTTAGTGTCCATGTACCAGTGGATTCGGTAAGCCGGCCATAGACCTCATTTCCGGATCCATCAACGATCTTATCCCCGAAAGTATCTCTCAGGATGACCTGATTGTAGGGAGCATTGACGACGATGCCCTTCACCGTCGGACCGTTAGATGGAATTGAAGATACGAACTGAGCTGAGACATCAGAGCTTCCGCCCGTGGCCCCGGTCACGTCCACCCCACGAATGACAGATCCCTTTAGTTTAACATTGGCGATGTAGAAAGCATCCACCGGTGGGGCGTCTCCGGCTGCGCCCGTATGGGTATGGCCAGAGCTAGCGTTGAACTTAAGCGTAAGAGCATCTGCTCTCTCGTAGAGGTTATCTGTAGAAAGACCTGCATCGTTTGAAGACCACGCAGGTAGAGCGTCTTTATTGACGTTCGAGGCGCGGCCCGTGAAGTGGTTCAATGAGTTTACGTTCTCTTGAATGTTCTCAACATTCGCTCCACTTGCTGGATCGGTGTTCTCAAAGCTGATCTTACCAAGAGCTGCGTCATCAGCGTTGGCGTCGAGGAAGGCATTATTTGTGTTGCCGGCAGATACCGGACTTCCACTGGAAACTCCCATTCAAAACTCCTAACTCGTTACCACACGAAACTTCATAACCCCAGAATCATAGAACCTGTAAAGCCCCTCGCCACGCATCTGCTTAAGCGTATAGCCAAGGCCGTTCGAATCAGCAGGTGTTGATTCAAGAGTGCATTTATACCAAACATCGGGATTCTCAAACACGCTAGGAGTGAACTCAAACTTAAGCTGGCGGGTTGCGTACTTAAGAAAGTCCTCCCACTGCGTAAGCTGCGTACTGACTCCAAAGTTTGTGATGTACTTCCACTGCCCCTGAAAGAACTTCATCTGAGCAAAGACTAAGCTCTCCTTCACTCCAGCAGCGGAGATATTCCTCACCCCATCGTTAACGATCATCTGATCTGGCCCCAAGTAGTCATACGTTGGGAAGTCAGGAAGTAAGATATTTCCGCAGTTGGTGTATCCTGTGTAAGAAAGAGCGCCCGTGAGATCAGAGTTAGCGAATCCAAGCAGTCCCCACGGAGCGTTGCCGGCATTCGATCCAGTACCGAAAAGGATATCAAGATATGGGCTCGTCGTAGTTATTGTTACATTGTTGCTCGTGCCCGAAGCTACCGAGCGATTGATTGAGGCTGTGTACTTGTAGATCCCATCAGCCACACCGAAGGCTCTGTTCAACTCCTGCATGAACTCATTCGGTGAGTAGTTACCGATATTGAGTACAGCGGTCAGCTCCGGGCCCAGGGCTGCGTTCTTGAAGTTAATGTATTTATTGTTGTTGTCGATGTCGAACCCGTACAAGAAGAGAGCTCTATCATTCTGCGCCATTAAGCATAGCTCCTTCCCTGTGCGGTGATCGTGTAGTCGGTGATATCAGAGTTCTGACGAAGCACCTCGGCTAGATGATTCGCAGTCTCTCGAGAGTTTAGATAGTCACCGTTGATCACGATTGAGGCTTGTTTCTCTTTAACCGGAGCCGCTGTTTGAGTTGGGGTAGCGCCAGGAGATGCGATACCAGTCGCTGGCCCAGCGCCGCCGACACCAGCTCCGCCGCCGGATGCTTCACCACCACCGCCGAGTCCAGACAAGATTCCACCGAAAGCAGCGAGTGCCGCACCGGCTGACATCAACGCTGGTCCATTCGGCATTCCGGCCCATGAATATGCGGCACCTTGAAGGATGAACTGAGTGCCAGTTTGAACTGCCATTCCACCAAGTGTACCCAATAGAGAATCAGTGAATGCCTTAAGAGCATTCTTCCCAGTAGCAAGTGCTTTACCAAATGCCGCGAAAGCCTGTCCAGCTCCGGCCCCTATGGTGTTAAACATCTGCTTTCCTAGATTCTCAAAGTTCTTCCCTGCGTTCTTTGCAAGGTCTTTTGCTTGCCAATCAATACCAGCGTACATTTTAGAGAATGCACCACCGACAGTGATCGTTGATTCTTTTGTCTTCTCTAGATCTTCACGAAGTCCGCTGATGGGAGCCTTTGCGCCCTCGAAGAATGTCTGAATCTCTTCCACTCTCTTAGAGAGTTGGTTAGAGAATGAGAACTCAAACATGTTCTCCATGTCTCCTGAAACCTTATCAGAGGCATCTTTCATCACCTCAGTGGATGACTGAGCGAACCCTACGACAGTTTCATTTACTGCGGCCTGTGTTCTAGTTATGGCTCCGGTGATCTTCTTCTCATATTCTTCAGAGAATAGGCCAACAGCAGCGCTGATAACCTTAAGCCCTTCCATGATTGGATTAACCAATGAGATAATGATAACACCACCGACATTCGCTGCGGCAGCGATAACGGTTTGAAACCCAAGAACCAAAGTATCGAACAGAAGCTTTCCTACATTGTAGGTTAGCTCTAAAGGTGAAATTAAGTATGTGATGATCCCCTGACTGAGGCTTATCATAGCCTTCAGGATTCCGTCTATCCCTCCGCCCTTAACCCAATCCTCAATCCTTGCGGTCACTTTATCTATCAAAATAGTGATGCCCTCAAGGGCTCGGTTAACGACAGGAGATTGCGTAATGGCTTTACCGATTGACTCGTGCAGCTCTTCGAAAGAGATCCTTAGCTTCTGTACTCTTCCGCCGAAGGTTTCTGTCATCGCCTGAGCTGATCCGCCGAACTTTTTGATGATTAAATCAGCAGCAGCACCTGCCTCTAACTCAGAAGCTGAGAGTTGCTTCATTCCAGGAACAACCTTGTCTAGACCCCGAGTCATGCCTTGCATTGAAAGGGCTAGCATCTGCATTGATGAGGCTGCGTCTTTACCAGTGGCCGCCGACAACTCAACCGCCGCCTTTGTAAGCTTCTTCGCCTGCTCTTCGGTCTTTGTAAGGTTGATGGCCTGAGTTTCAAGTGAGGCAATCATGTCCTTAGAGAAAGTTGATGATTTCGACATGCTCTCGGCGAGTTCAAGCATGGAGTGAGATGCCTCCATAGAGGCCCAGTTAGAATTCGAGATAGCTAGATTCAATCCAACAATCGCGTGCTCTTCTTCCATCGCGGCCTTTACGGACTCACCGATGACTTCTTTGAACAGCTCTTTTGTTATCTCAAAAGCCTTGATCCCTAGCTCTAATATTGCATTGAGTTCGAGGGCGCTATGACCAACACCCTCAAATGACTTCTTTCCCTCTTCGCCGACCTTTTTGATCTCATACCCGGCGGCGCTCAACTTGGCTTGGAATACGCTAGACTCTAGGTCTAGCTCCATCGTTATCTTGTTATCTTCAGCCATTGTTGAAAGCCTCCGCGTACTTCTCGAGAACCTCTACCGGGATGTCATTTGACCCAGAATATCTTCTAGGCTGCTTTGATTGTATCCATTCCAGAAATTCTCGCCTTCTGTCCTCTGGACTATGAACGTAGTCCATAACCAGAGATAGATGCTGGATCTCACGAAAGCGCATCTCGTCCGAGACAAGCCATAGTCTGTGTGCTTCGTAGTATCCCATCTGAAGTACCTGATCTAAAGTAAGTTTAAAATCCTTCATCAGGTCGCCAACGATTAGCTCTTGCAGCAAGATATCATTAACTCGTACAGACGACCCTTTTACTTTTTTTCTGCCTTCTCAATCACTGCGCCAAACTTCTTCTCTGATATTTCACCAATCTTTGCGATCAACAACTCAAGCGCAGATGAGGGGATCTTGTTATCAATGAAGTCCTCGGTCATCTCCGGGATGAAGGCCATGATCTGTTTTTTATTCAGGTCATATGCCTTTAGGATGTAGTCGTTCTGATCCATACCTTCTTTAGATTTGGCCAGCTCTTCCCACTCCTTCTTCATCTTGATCTTCTCGATGAACTTTGGATCTCTCATCTCGAAGACCTTGTCTCCAATCTTCAATTCTACGCTTGCTGTCTTAATCTCAAAAATATCACTCACTTTGGACCTCCGTTAATATCATGTAAAGTTAGCTGCAGTTACCGCTACGGTGAAGCTATCACCGACTGCAAAGTCAGTAGCCCCATCATTGATGGTACATCCGAATTCGCTGTTCGCTGGAGTCAGTGAGTTGCTGTAGAAAGCAGACCCAACCGTTGCTACGCCGCGAGCCCCAGTGACTGAACCACTGACTGCGAACAATCCGCCATTTGCAATGGCAGTGATGCAGGTAAGTGTCCAAGTCTCTGTCTTAGAGAAGGTATCGCTAACGATAAGACCGCTAACAGTTCCATTTCCTACGTTGCCAACACCAGGAACAGCGGCAGCAGCAGAAGCGGGAACTAGAGTTCCTGCAGCGTTGTCGCCCATGTATCCAAGCCATAGGCCCGATGGTTTAGAAACGTCTGGGTAGAAGTGCATGGTTGATTTGAAGACAAGCTTCTTATCTGGACCATATTCAGCAGAAGCATCACCCATGAACACACCCTTATGGAATGTGAAGTGACGACCGAAGTTTGCTACGTCATCAGATGTTGGGATGATCTCGAACTTCTTAGCTAGAGAGAAGTAGTCAGATCCAACTTGCTTACCGAAGCTTAGTCTTGCGGCCCCGCCGCTTACGAGAAGCTCTGCTTGTGGAAAAGCCTTCTTCATGTTCTGTGGATTAAATTCGTCGAAGGTACACTCACCAGTTGCTTCGTCGCCAACATGGAAGTGATTCACAACCATCTTACCAAGCTGATCAGTGTTGACCGCAGTGGTTAGCTCTTTGATTGTGATCTTAACACCAGAGATAAGACCTACGTCTACCCCATCGATCAAAAGTGCAGCAGAACTCACAAAGATGTTTTGTGGTAATCCGCTGATTGCTGGTTTTGCCATGTTAGAACTCCTTTTCTATTTGTTTTCAATATTCTTTTCAAAGTGCATCAATTCCATTTCAAGCACACAATCCTGTCTAAACTTTCTCTCTCGCTCCTGCATTTTTCCACTGACCTTCATATCTGAATAACCAAGTCGCTTTGGTAAGCACTTGATATGAAGTCGGGAGTCAGCAGAGACAAGATCGACAAGATTAAAACAAGAATAAATAACCCGCGCATATCTCCAGAGCTTCCTTGTTAGTATGTCAGCACCAACGTCCTCTGCGGTCAAAACAATGACTAGATCGTTCGACGCCTCGAGATAATTCTGGTTGTTGGTATAATTGAAGGCCATGTTCCCGAAGAGAATGTACGCAGCCGGCATCCCTAGGTTCTCGAACTTATCCGAGATAAAGATGTCCTCGTCCGCAAGGGGCTCTAGAGATAGACCATCGTTGTATTGATTATCGACCTCTGTGAGCCTGACATTGAACTGACTCTTAATCTGTCCAATGATCATGTCTGCTGCGGTTTCGTTAAGTAAGGGATAGACTTCCATCATTCCCCCTTCGTTATTTTATCGAGTGCTGTTTTGTTTCCAGTGGTCGTGGCTACAATGTATTGGGTCACTAAAGTCTTCCATGCCTGCTGTTGCTTTTGTGAAGCCCCAAGGAATGGACGGGCCACCATGTGTTTAGTTCCAAGCATGTGATACTTCGCGTATGGAAGCTTTGTCCCATACGTTAATTTTGAAGTCGTCAGAACAGCAACACCATCATCTGTCTCTCCTTCGAACTTACGAGTGAGAGAATTGAATAGCTTTCCACTTGCTATAAGAGTTGGCATTCCTGGAAACTTCTTATTCTTCTTAGCTGCGTACCCTGGAGATAATGATGCCCATTTCTGTCCATCGGGAGACATCTTGTTGAAAAAGTTTCTAGCAACACCACCACGCATCGTCATGCCGCTTTTGTCTTCGTACTTACCAAGAATGACACGCAACACAGGCGCAAAGTTCTTCGTCAGATCTAGAGACCTGTCGATGTTCCTGATAACTGCGTCTGCGTCAAACTTAAATCCAATCATCGCTTAGGTCCGTACTGTCTAGGGCTGCTCATTCGAATGCCAAACGCCGGAGCGTTTCGCTTCCCTTGTCTCATGTAGAAGTCATCCCTCATCTGGATGCCGTCTTTCCAATACTGATCCGCTACCTTCTGTAGGGCCGTGATGGTTTGCGAGAAGTTGTTGTCATCATTGCCGTCCTGCTCAAGTAAGAACTCTTCCGAGTGCCGGCGGCTGATAACGTATTGAATGAATGAACGAGTGGCTAAAGATGCGGCAAGCATGAGAGCTGCCGTTTTAAGACCTGGTAAGATTTGAAGGTACGCATTGTCGGGCACGTTCGAAGTCCACTGACTTGTAGCCTCAGCGCCCTTGTTAAGGAAGTTCTTGATCTCATCATCGATCCAAAACTGCCAGTAGTACGAAGCTTCGACTTTCGTGTTCTTATCCGGCGCAGCCGATAGAGTTATCTCACCTTTGATAGGGTCCTCGACAGTAGCATCAACAGCCACGTCGGCGACGTAGGCCTGAAAGGTGTCCTCTAGAATCCGCTTATCGTACGTGATGAATGAGGTATTCTCCCCATTCACGGCCCCGATGAGCTTCTTCTTCGTCACCTTCTTATGAAACTCCGTATCAGAGATCAGTTGACGAAGCTCTGTGATTGCCGAGTCGTAGCTCACATGACCTCCTGAAGTGACTTCATAACGTCATCGAAAGAGTCCACGACCATGTACTTGATGTTGTGCTTCTGTAGAAGTACACGCTTCAGCTCGACGTGCTCTTTATCCTTCGGCTGAATATCAATCGCGATATTCCTCTCCTGATAGAATCTAGATACTTCGAGCGCGTACCGAACTCCGCCGTATTCGTACTTGAACCACTCCCAGCGCATGGCGTGGAAGTACCCACTGCATTTTAGTTTCTCAGTGAGCGGGTCTAAGCGGTTCTTTCTTCTGGTAGGCAGGTCTTGAGATTCTGAGTCGGCAGTCCCTAGGAATCTCCTCGTTTCAGTAGACGATGACTTCAAAGCAGAGAGGCCAGCATCAATCTGGTCTAGTGTCTTTGCTTTTTTCCATCCGGCTTTAGCCATTCATCATCTCCTCAAAGGAGGAGCCCCCGGCGCGAGGTCCATCACACCGAGAGCACCAGGTTTTATTATGTAGAAGCGAATCCAGGGTTCAAGTTGATCATGAACTTAGGATCAATAAAGTCTGCTTCCCAACGTGATCTAACTTTGTATCGGTAGATCTCTTGGCTATAAGCAGGACCTGATTGTGGGTTCTCTTGAACAACTTCTTGTGGGTCTCTTCGTTGGAACACGAAGCCCTTACCAGAGTCGATCAACAGAGCACCGTAGTCAGCGATGAAACGTGAGCTCACAACGCCAACCAAATTCTTGATCGGATTCACGCCCATGATTCCACCAACCTTGCCGATGTCAGCAGATTGAGTAGAAGACATGCTTGGAGATTGAGCAGAGTTCAAAAGCACTTCAGCGAAGAAGATGTCTTGAGGACTTACTGCCAAAATCTTAGGCATAACTACGATTGGACGACCTGATTGATCTTTCATCTTCTTAGCCAAGATCCAACCAGATTGGATTTGACCTTGAGACAAGCGACCATCAGCCAATGCATTTACACCAAGACCAGCGCCGTGGATACCAGTGGCGCTGTAAGGTGTTGCATATGTGCTAGACATTGGGATCTTCTCACCATCAAGAGATGCTGATGTGTCGTTCATCATACGACCCCAGACATAAGCCTCTTCATGGATACGAGCGTTCTCACCCATTTGTGAAGCGCGTGATGCGATCTGACCAGTTTGGTCATCGTCCATCAACTCTCGCTCGAAAGCGATTTGCATCCCGTACTTGATATTGATTAGCTCAATATCCAAACCTTTGAAGTTTGTCTCTGGGAAGCTATCACTCTTTTCAACACGCTTCGGGAATCCTACGCGCTCCAAAGGAGAGTAGAACTCTTGACGCTTGTTGCTTGCCGCTTCGCGAACCGCAGCAGTGTAAGTCACTTCGACAGCTTGGTAGATGTCATTGAAGATGTTCTGAACACCAGCGCGGAGAAGTTGACCGAAAGCTAGCTCAGCTTGAGCCTCCTTCAGTTTTGATGCTACTGCGTAAGCGCCTTCACGGAACTTCTTAGCAGAGAAATCTGCGCGGTTGAAATCAAGAACCTTTTTGTAGTCCGTGATTCCGTAGCGAGCAGCGGTTTCTTTCATCACCTTCTCAGTCTCAGAGACTTGGAAGCCCTTCATTACCTTTTCATTTTGCTCCATAAGAGCAGTTTTTTGGCCTGATCCATCAATAAATTTCATGTTCATTCCCTTTCAATTAGAGTGCGCTCTTAACCAACACATCAACAGTAACGCCAGTTGCTCCAGTTACTGATGCGACAGTAGCAGGAAGAACTACGCGACCGATCATGTTTGATCCAGCAACGGTAGTGATAGTTTGAGCATCTGCACCGATATAAACGGGAGTGCCAGGAACATAGGTCTCAGCAGCAGTTGTCTTGAAGAAGGCAACTACGTCCCAACCAACCATGACAGTCTTCTCGACCGGAGCCGTAGAGTTGTCGATGTTAGAAGAAACACCTGATGGTTGCAGAGCAACGCCAGCGAGAGTCGCAGCGTGAGCATCTGAATCAAGAGGTTTGATGATGTGAGCAGTAGTGTCTAGGTAAACTAGCTCACCTTGCTTCACGGGGAAAGAGGCGTGAGTGATTGGGTAATGAAGTTTCTTCATACCGTCACCGCTCACAACTCCGTACTTAACAGCGTTTTGATTTACAGTTGACATGTTTTATTCTCCTTTAGAATAAGTGATCATTAGATGCGGCTGTGTCTGTTGGCTGCATTTCAGTAAGACCTGTTGTAGATGCAGAGTAGAAAGCAGACTCAATCGCTTTTGAGTGAACTTCCTTGGCTGCTTCAACGATCTTCTTCATCTCAGCTTCTGAACGAACCTTAGTGATAAGAAGGTCACGGAGATTGTCGGTTGCGTATCTTGGGAGACCACTCTCTCTCAAGATCTTATCGACTCCGTCTGTGCGCTTCTTAGCCTCAAGCTCGATCTTAGCTTTAGCCGATTCTTCATGATGCTTTTTGGATTCGTCTTCAGATTCTTTCTTTTCCTTCTTGAGAGCTTCGATCTCTTTCTTGAGCTCTTCGTTCTCTTTCTTCATCTCTGCCATAGGGTCTTTGCCCTTAGCTTCAGCAGCGGCTTTATCAGCTGCTTCTTTCTTTTCTTTCTCGTCACCGTCAGGCTCGCCATCTTTCTTGTCGTCCTTCTTAGGTGGGAACTCTTCTTTCTTAGCAGCCTCTTTCTTTTCGTCTTCAGCCTTCTTCTCGGCTTCGGCAGCGTCAGCAGCTTCCTTCTTCATCTGCTTCATGGCTTGCTTCATGCAGCGAGCCTCGTACTCAGACTCAGCTTCGCCTTCGTACTTCTTGGTTTCTTTCTTAACAGCGAGGAGAGCTTTCGCTACACCTTCGGCTTGTTTAGTTTCTGCCTCTTCAGCAGCGGCCTCTTTCTTCTTGGCCTCGTCGTCTTCCCCGCCCTCTGATTGAAGCATTGCTTTTGCCGCTTCTTCCATGAGCTTCAAGTCTTGTTTTTCAGCTCCGAATAGGAACTTCTTCATTGCTTCGATCATTTTGGTTCTCCTTTTTATAGTTTTGATTTTCTTAGATTCTAACAATACCCGACCGCGAGCGCCTGGCTCTGTTACGAGATCAGCACTCACGGCAGCAGTTAGCTTAACGATGGCATTGATCCGTTGGCCCTCGACTTGAGATAGCTTTACCATCTCAAAAGCAGATGGTTCGTACTCTTTAAGGAACTGGTCATAGTCCATCTCTTTGCCCTCACCATCACCGTTGATGCTGATGCCGATGAACTCTTGATCAGGAAATTCTTTCTTATAATCAGAGGCGTGATTGAGAAGACCCATCACCTCTTCGTTTGACTCGATAGGGATTAAGTCACCACGAAGAACCCACAACCCGTCTTCGTCCTTAACTGCCTTGGTATTCTTGTAGTACCCAGCAACGTCACGAACGGATCTACCCGGCTGCTCTTGTTCTTGAGTAGCTGTTGGATGATCGAAGTATGCCTTCTTACCTTCGTAGATCTTATCTGCTGCGGCCTGCTGAATAGCTTGACCCGTGTAGTAGTTTCGATCTGCTAGGTTGCCTAGACCTTGGGAGATGATAACGACAGGGAAAGAGACCTTACCCTTGGCGTCCTTTTGAGATTCGAATATTTTGCCTGATTGTTCTTTAAGGTGTTTGACCAAGACTCAACTCCCTGAGTTTCTGTTTCTGTCGAGCTTTCCATTTCTCGATCACGTTGATGATAATCATGTTCTTAGCGGTTGCACTATCTCTGTGCATCACTGGCTCAAGTACATAACCTTTCGGATTGAGGCCCTCGTCTCTAAAGAACTTTTCAAGCTCTGTAGCCGACGTGAAAGTGTAACCGCCAATCTTCCAGACTCGACGGCAGTCTTGAAGCTCTGGATGAGATGAGTTCTCTCCTACTTCGAAGATGTCGTCTGGGTTTGAAATACGATAGGGGTTACGGTGTTTCAAAGGCTCAAACCATCCTTCTTTACTTGGTCTCGGTCCAATGCTCGTGGGCTACCCGTAGTCTGACCGTCAGCTTTATTTGCTGTCAAGTCTTGAACGGGCGGCATGAACATCCCAGCATTTGCCTTCTGATCTTTCGTGATCTCGGCCTGCTCTTTCTCGTAGTCATACTTGGTCATCTTTAGTTCTTTAGCTACAATCATAGCCGCAGTTCTATGGGACACAATGTTGTTATCTCTTGCAAGCAGTACGTTCTGGATTTTAGCCGAGCTGTCCTCTTCAAGGATCTCTGGGAAGTTAACCTCAAAAGCGTTCTTCGGATCGTCCGGGTTTAAGCCGGCATCAATGAGAACATCCCTGACAACTTTCCTGACTAAGTGTTCCATTTTCATTTGTCGTTCGAGCATCTTCTTGGCGACCGGCTCGGTAGCGACAAGGGCCCCGGCTCTGGTTCCGGATCCACCGCTAAACGTACCGAAGTAGTTAACGGGGATGGCAACACCCATGGCGATGTAAGAAAGGATGTCGTTAGCGATCTGATCGCCTGAGGCCTTACCGAAGGCTGGGCTAAGTGGAGTTCTTTTGATTGCCTTATTATGGACATTCTCTGATCCCGGAGGAACGTCGGTGATGTTCTGAGAGTTGTTGATGTAGAACTGAACATCCTCATCGGAACCGTCGATCTCTACGTCCCAGATGAAGGCCGCCTCATTCTTAGCGCGGGTCAACTTCGCGATCATATAGTCTTCATAATATTTGAAGTAGAGCAGCGGAGCTAAGAGGTCTGACCTTCCTCGCTTCTCGTATGACGTCACGTTGATCTTGGTGTGGTGCACGAGCTGCGGAGGGAGTTGATTGATGATGTACTTACTCACCGGAGCGTCCTTCGTTCCGTAGAGCTGATACTGAGTATTGTACTGCTGATGATAGTATTTGATGTCGGTGATGTTCTCTGGGTCAGTCACGATCTCCCACACAGTGGAAGGATCGAATGATCTATGAATGATTCCCCCACGTCCGGGGATCTTCTTAAGCATGTTCTCACCAAAGGTGGTGAGCTCATCACACCAGTTTCTGATCTCTTCCTGGATGTTAGACCGTTCTTCGTAGCTATCCCAAATGGCCTGGGCCTTCTCGCTATCGAAGTCTACGTTGAAACCCTTACCGAGTACGAAGTTTCTAGTCATCTCGATGACCATCTTCGCGATCCCTGAGTAGTTTCGATACCAGAAGCACTTGCTGTGCATCTCCCAATAGTCGTAGAGGTACATCTGCTTGTAGAATGGTGTGCCGATTAGGGGAGTGAATTCCTGTCTTGAAGGCAGGGCCCCAGATCCGGTCATGATCATATCATCGGAGAAGCCGTAGCCGCCGAATGAGTTCTCTTTCGATAGGTAGGCCTTAAGCTGAGACTCTCTGATCTTCATGTAGATATCGTGAGCATTTTGATTCTTGCTCATGATCTCTTTAAGCTCTCTCGTTGAAGAGATATTTCTCCATCTCCACTTACCGGAGTTGTGATCAATCTCAACGATCCTTGATTGGCCTTGGGTATCGAGACGTTCCTCGGTGTTGGACTCGACTTCCTTCATCCAAGAATAAAGACGAGATTCTACCGGGCGTGACATCTTATCGAAGAACTCTGTTGGTGTAGTGAGGCTTACTTCTGCTTCAGAAGATCTTCGAACAAGCGAGGTCATACCTGGCTTCTTGAGCTCTTCAAGCTTCTTGCGCGGCATCCTGGTCTTAACCTTGATCTGTCCTGGCTTTACTTCGTCGCTCATAATTACCTCGGTATGTTTGCTAGGTATTCATCAAAGGTCATATCCTTGATGCCGTACTTCTTCTCTTGCTCATCGGCCCTGTAAGTGACACCCGTCTCTGAGTCCCACTCCATGCCACTATCTTTCAGGGTTTTGTCGGCCCAGTCATCCTTGATTTTTGGTATAACGGAGCACCTACAATTTACGTGGAGGGGGGGTGGCTGATTACCCCATTCGTCGTCGATCTTAGCTTTGATTTCAACCATAGTGAGACCATCTCTAACCGTACAGCAGTCACAGGTAGGTTGAGGACGACTAACCACCCACACCATGTCCTCAATCCCAAACTCATCGGGGTAGCTACGCATCTGCTGCATGACTCCAGAGTGCATAAGATCAATCGCATCACTCATTAGGCTTTGCTCGAGATCCCTTAAGAACCTGTTGTTCCTCTTGATCTCATCGCTGAAGGCCGGATCGTATTGTCTGGTCTCCCAGTTCATAGCCCTGCGCTGTTGGTCTTGAAAACGAGAGACATCCTCAAGGGTATATGTCCCCTCAGCGATCTCTACACTACCCCTGAGGGTCTCTTGATATTCTCCATCTGGTGTAATGTTCACGTCATGCTCAAGACTGTATGGATCGAAAGAGGCCTCTCGAACTCCCATGAGCTTCTTCTTGTTGAACATGGCTCGAACGCGGGAAAGGATTTGATTAAGCGTCTCTTCTTTAAGGGCCCCGCTGGTCACCTGGTTCATGATTCCATCTGCCATTTTGTGCAGATAGAAACGAAGGTGACCCATCCGTGGGTCAAAGCGCCCGTCCTTGGATAGATCAGATTTTAGATCAAGATGCTTCTTTATCCAAGGTGGTGATGTCTTTAAAGTAATAAAGTTCAATGAAAGTCTAGCCATCAAGTCGAAGTCGTACCTGTGGTCAGTCCAATACTTCTCGATCTCGAGAGCTAGGTTGTCGCACCTGTGATGGATGACCTGAGAGATCCTGTCGATGGATTTACCTTGTTGTAGGTTCTGATAAGTGATCTCTGGGAACATTGATAGCGAGGCGGCGAGTGAAGAGATGATGTCCTTTGAGGCGAGGTCGATCATATTCATGATGTCTTTTGCATAGACCTCGAAGAGAGCGTTCGCTCTTTTCTGAACGTCCTTCCAATCCTGCTCGACCTGCTTTTGTAGCTTCATTCTATGCGTTAGCCCTATCAACAACGAGTACGACTTTTAGCTTCTCAGCGGTTGTTACGTCGCCGGTAAGCTCAGTGACGATAGCGTCAATGGCCTGGTTGTCACCAAGTTTTAAAGCTACCGTCTTAGTTTTTGGGCAGACGCAAGAGATAACCCCATTTGGACCATCCGTGATGACGACTTCTGGAGGTGTGGTTGTTGAAAGAACAACAGTCGTTGTCTCTCCGGGGAGATGAACGTCTACTTGAGCACCGGTTGGGATCGCATAGACTTGATAGATGCCTGTGTTTTGATCTTTAAGCTTGAGAACGGCTTTGAACTTCTTGTCATCGCCTCGGAATACTTTGAGTTTGTTTGCCATTAGAAAATCTCCTCTTCGTCGATGATCTCGATTTCAACCGTCAGTCCATTGTCCACTTCTAGCTCAAGACCGCCAAGTCCAGCAGCGGCCCCCACTGCGATCTGAAGCGCAGAAACTAGACCAGTCAGGATAGTAACCTGTCCAGCTAGAGCGGTATTGCTCGCAGCGAATGCGGCTAGATCCGAAGCAAGAGTGGCTAGATCCGAAGCAAGGGTTGATAGATGACCGCTGAATGTTGAGTTGTATCCAGACATCAAAGCGAGATCAGAACTGAATGTTGTCAGGTATCCATTCAAGGTAACTAGGTCAGCAGCCAGGGCCGTGTGATCGCCGGCTAGTAGAAGCTCTGTCGCTGCAATGCTGCTGGCCGAAGAAGCAATTCCAGAAGCCGACGTCGCTATACTTGAAGCTGAACTGCTTAAACTTGTAGCACTTGAAGCTATACTTGAAGCTGAAGACGCAAGGCTTGTTGCTGAAGACGATAGGCTCGTTGCGCTTGCTGCGATGGAAGTATTTAGGTTTCCAAGAGTAACGATGTCTGCTGCTAGATTCGTATGATCAGCAGCAAGATTGTTATGGTCAGTGACGAAATTCCCGTGGTCACTTGCGAATGCCGAATGATCGCTTCCAAAAGCAGTGTGGTCCGCTTGGAAATTTGTGTGGTCCGATATAAAAGCATTATGATCGTTTCCAAAATTATTGTGATCAGAAACAAAGTTGACATGATCTGCTGCGAAGTTTGTATGGTCTGTAGCAAGCAAAGCCTCCGTTGCTGCAAAAGCTATCTCTGTATTCTGTAGCTGAGTCGCAACCGTTTGATAGACAGTCGCGATATTCCCGCTAGCAATCGCCGTCGAAGTCATAATGACAGTGTTGGTGTCTGTAAAGTTGTAGGCATCAATCGCCCTGATGCCGAACGTGTACGTCTGCCCATTGATGAAGTACGTCGTCTGATCCCTTAGCCATGCCACGCGCACAGCGGTCAAAGAGCTAGGAGATATTCCAACTCTGTTGGCGGTAACGAAGAGCGCAGCTGCAGATACGGACCCGGCAGAGACATAGACTTCGTATCTGATCGGTGGCTTTGAGCCACTCGCAGTAGCCCAGGTGAGAAGGAATGATCCATCATTCTGAGGAGTGACAGACGTTACCCCTCCGAATGTTGGCGTTGAAGCATCTGTTGCCCCATACGGAGCCGTCTTCTGAAAGAGCTGGCTTCGAAACAGGGAGATAGGATTAGGCATAAGTGAAGCTCCATGTCAGGTAAGACACAGCCGGTGGGGCCGTGACGGTAACCTTAATCTCTGTCGTTCCTGCGCTAGAGTTGAAGCTAGACATGAACGCAGCCATGTTGGTGAATGCCGTGTAGCTGGTTCCGTTGTTCGAGCTTAGGCTGAACTGGCTCGGAGCAATCGAAGAGTCGATTGTTACAGCAGCGTTGCCGGCGTCGTCGTATCCAACAAGTAAGAACTTCGTAGGCGTAGCCACGAGAGCAGAGGTCTGTCTGATAGAAACTATCATCGGAGAGTCTGCAGACTTAGATGTTCTCTCCTGACACCATGTGAAGTTCTTGTTGATCTCCCCTGGCTCATCATAGCAAACGATAAAGTCATGAAGCTGCGGAGGGGAAGTATTGTTGTCATGGATGATCGCAGAGCCGATCTTTACTTGAAAGAATGGCCCGATAGATGCCGGGGCTTCGTCTTGATAAGGCGTGTACTGTGTCCACCCACCTGTAGCTGAAGAGAAGATTGGATCTGACGAAGTCGATGCTGACCTAACGTAGATCGTAGCGTCTCCGGTGAAGTCCGGGCTCTGTTCATCTGTAGTGAAGAAGCGAAGCTTAGACCCCGCGGGAACCTGCATGACCTTAGAGATAATGTATGAGTTCCCGAAGCTATCGTCTGAGTATAGATCGCAGGCTACGACACCACGCTGTCCAGTGGTTGATCCGGTAATGAATAACCATCCAGCGCCAATATTGATAGTGACGATTGCTGCCATACCGAGGGGAACAGCCGTATAGTTCATGGCCTCATAGGTAAGATTCGACAGAGCTCCGAAGACCTTATCAATCTTATTGTTCTGCTGAGGCTTCATGATGAACTTAGAGGTGTTGGTTACATAAACCCATTTGTCTAAGTATGAGCTGTATCTCGCAAACGCTGCCGTTGGAGCTGTGATCTGAACATCGGTGACTCCGCCGAGGATGTTAACCTCAGACCTAGATGACCATGTAGTACCACCATCTGTGATGTCGCTGGTCTTAACGAGATAGAGATTCGAGTTCGAGGCAAAGAATAGACAGTCTGTCCCGTTGAGCGCAGCAGATGCGGGTACGTTTGTTGGAACTACGCACCCAAAAGAATGAGCTTGTAGGATAGTTCCCGTAGCTGCCGGGGATAGCGTCCCTGTCTTAAGATAAGAGTGAGATACGGTGATCCCGTTTCCGCGCATCATTGTGAAGGTTGCTGAGTTGGTAGCTGGAGTTACCGCAGCGCCGACTGCCGTTGTGGATAAGTTGAAGTACCAAACGCCGCCCACGAGCTGAAGGTCACGCATGTAGTAAAGCGTCTGCGTCGAGTTCGCTGGCGTTGCTGTGAAGTTCGTTGGAATAGCTGTTGAACCATTCTGAAGAATGACGGCCTCAAACGCCGCTGCGGTTGGAGTAGTGGTTGAGTATCCATTCTGCGAAGCGCCCATTGAGAAGAACGCAGCAGGTGATGTCCCAGCAAATAGAGTGGTCTGACAAGCAATACCGTTTGTTACTGTACCGGAGACCGCAGGGGATGCAGAGAGTGATGTGTCCCATCCATAGATAACAGGGGCCGCTGCCGTACCGTTCTGTTGAAAGTACCTGGTCTTATTCGCCAAGGTATTGAGAGATCTTCCATGCCCAACCCCGCCAGATGTTGTGCCGGCATGATTGAGACCGATCTGTCCAGCGTACTGATCAAAGTAGACGGCCTTCTGATTCGTTCCCGTAGCCATGAAGATCGTTGTCCCTGCAACGGTGAAGTCCGAGAGAGCGACGTTCCATGTCTTAAATGTTCCACCTTGGCAGAGGGCAGTCGTGACAGTTGATGTAAGAATGATCTTGATGTTGTTGGTGTCTGAGTCGTCGAAATTGAAACCACGGTAAGCATGGGTACCGAGCGGAAGAGTCATGATGATCTTACCGATATAGGTCCATGTCCCGGTGACGATGTCGAAATTGAAAGCAAGGATCGTTGGGGTGTTCGTAGTGACGTTGGCTACTTCGAACTTCCTGCCTGTGGTTGGGTTGATCACACAGTGACTGGGGGAAATACCGTAGGCGGTTTGAACGTCTGCAAAAGTAGTAAGGCCGGAGCCTACTGTTGTTCTGCCTAGGTCACTTCTGGTTCTCATGCGTCCAGCGAGGTACGTTTTTGTGGTGTCCCCGTATGTGGTCGTCGTAGAGTCTGTGAGTCCTGCGTTAATATACTTTGGCATGAGTTACCCCTTAAACTTTTCTTCTTCAGTAATCGGTGCGTTGAGAATGGTATTGGCTCTGTCTGGTGTAAGTAGGCCGAGGGCTACCATGTTCTGAATCCCCTGGATGGTTCGCCAATAATTAAGATCTATGTATGTAGATTGCTCTTGTCTTTTCATCGCAGCGCGGACTGCCCTAGCGTATTGACTAGTGCCTTTTGCAAAGTCCTCGATTGTGCAGATCTCATCATCTGTGAGTCTGGATAAGAACTTCTCTTTCGAGATGTGCCTGTCTGGTTGAGCTAGACCTGTCGGGTCAATGACCTGTCCGTTAACGAGGATCCACCCAACCTGAGGGGCTGGGCTCGCGCCGGTAACGTCGATCAATGCCTGATACTGCCTGGCTAGAGCGGCAGCTTCGTTGCCGTCTTCCATGTCTTTAATGAGCTCGACCTTGTCGTCGAGTACGAATGCAAATCTCATTGTGCCTCTCTTAGGATTCTCATCGCTTCATCTGGTGTGGTCATCCCGAGATCTACGCCCTCAGGTAGGTCGGTGATCCATCGTGGAAGCCGGCCAATCATCTCGGTGCAGATCTCCATGTGGGCTTGGCCCCATGCGTTGCGTTTAGGGAGGGGGATGTGTAAAGCTTTGTAAAGTAGGGCCCGCCAGGTGAAGTAGGCAAACCCTGGCCAATCGTAGTCGTCTTCGGAGGTCTCGGAGAGAAGGGCCTGAAAGATCATCTCTTCGGCCTCTGGGTCCATGTCGTACTCGAGCTGATCAACAATCGTGCACTTCTTTATGTAGTTCTTAAAAAGTCTGATATTCACACCGAGAAGGTTTGAGTGAACCACCCACCGGTCGTTATCGAATGAGAAGAGTATGTGCGAACCTTTGGACCCGAATGCCCATCTGATGAGGATTGACAGGATCGAGTGACTCTTTGTCTCAATGATCTTCATTCAAAGATGGTCTGCGATGAATTAAGATCTATCAAGAACTGATGATGCTGCGCCTAGACTTTTATCTGATTAACATGCTTCCACACTAACCCATTCTTTATATTATAGACCAATTTTTGATCTATTCCGAACCTTCTGGCTATCTCTATAATTGGAACTCTGTCATGCAAAAGAGCTCTTATTTCTAAAACCTTTTCTGGGTCTAGTTTAAAGCTTTTTATTGGTCTTGATGACATTGCAACATCCAAATCCCATCCAAGTTCAAAGATCCTCTTCCTTAGAGTATGTGTTTTTAGATCCATTTCTCTTGCCCACTGCGTAAGTGTTTGAGTTTTTCCATTATACGTTATGTTTGCATTCGATCTTTTATTTACTCCTTGTTCTTCTGGAGTAGCCCATCTGCAGTTAGATGGCTCATAGTTTCCATTATTATCAATTCTATCTATTGAATGTCTATCAGATGGTCTTTTGCCCATATCTAAAACAAAGTTTTCAAGTGATGATATCCACCTTTCGCATATGTATATTCCACGACCACCATATCTAAAATAGTGTGGGGTTTTCTTATTATAGCACCTAGCCTTCATGTTTATCCATATGGTGTACTCTGTTGAATCTGAAATTCTATTTGATGTTTTTCTGTTGCGTCTCATGCTATCTAAATATACTAACAACACCGCCCTGTCTAACTCTAGAAGCCGCCATCAGACCGTAGTTCAGGGCATGGCGTAAGTGATCAGCCCCTAGTTTTTTATATCTATAAACTACAGAACCAGTCTCTTTGTTTACATCTGGTACCTTTGCGATATTTCCGCAGTGCTCAGCGAACATTTCAATGATTGGAGACCTCTGCGGGAATAGTATCTTTTTCTGAATTATTAAGTCTTGTCCGACATCCAAGCTTTCTGTTCTATTCGCGCTAACTTTCCTATCAACTTCATCCCATGCATACGATCCTTTTTGATGTTCGCTGTAGTGACAAAGCCAACCCTTATTCCTATGCCTAGACACAAACTCTCTGGCCTTGTGAAGTTCTGGCATTGCATCCATAACAAACTCTCTGACATTAAATTTAAGAATTATGGTGTCTAATTCTTCAAATCGCATTGGCTCTCCAGCCCATATAACTTTATGAGAAGTTCCCGGCTCGATGATGACCGTGTGTAGCTTAGATCCAACGTCTACGCCCATTACTGTTGGTTTTATTGAGTTGCTTGGCATCGCTCTATTGGGGTCGCAAAGATCAAAAATCATCTGTTTGTTAACTGCATCTGAAGCCGAGAGGTATGGAAGGCCTAAGACGTGGTTATGAAAGTGCCCCATAAACTCGGTGTTGTGATACTCGTGCATGATCTCCGATGGGCTTACGAACGGAGAGTAGAGCTGACTGATCTGGTATCCCCTAAGCTGGCTTTGATTCATCGCAAACCATGTCCCCGAGGATAGATCGAGGTGAGCCTTGCATGACCTACAGGCCGGGTAATAGTTGCCGTCTCGGTCTTGCTCGAAGGTGTGAGGCCAGTTCTCTTCAAGCACGTTCCACCTGCTACAGGCCGGGCACTTAAAGCAGTAGTGAGATTGATCTGTTTCCTGAAACCTCTTGTCGATTCCAAAGTCTGGTAGTGTCGGTGTTGATAAATCTATGGATATCTTTACCGCAGATGCGGATAGACGCTTACGGGCCTGGGTGACTTGCTCCGGGTCGGCCTCGTCGAACTCATCGTAGATAGCTCCGTCTGCAGAGATCGACTTAACCGCGGTGCGGGACTTAAGACCTCGGACGAAGAAGGGAGCCCCGTACATAAACTTTAGGCCCTGATTATCGGCCATGCCTTTGGCTTCGCTCTTGTTGTTGTAGAGTTCTTCGTTCTCAAGGATGAATGGTTCGATCTTGGTCTTTGCGAAGTCTGATACGCTCTCAGAAGTTGGGAGCCAGTAGATGATCCCCCGTGGGGTCATCTTGGTTTTAAGCATCCAGAATGATCTGATGATCGAGAAGGTAGAGGCCCCCATCTGTGAGGCCTTACGAATGCGGATATCTTTACTCAGGTCTGTTAGCGGTGTC